GGCTTGATTGTTTACTGGTTAGATTAGGCTGCGATTATTTTCTTTACCTTCTCTGCTACTCTAGCCTTGACAGCTCCTCTGAGAGCGTCTACTTCATCCAGTGTGAAATACTTTTCTACAAACTCCCACGCTTGCTCATGTGTGATTGACTTGGTATTGGCTTCCACGCTATCCTCTGGTTTTGGTGCCTTCTCTGCTACTTCTTGCTTATCCTTAGTGTTGGCTTGCTTTGGTGCTATGACAGCTACATCATCCCTGCCTAATCCTTGAAGGCTAAGTCCTGATTTTTGCTTAGAGCTTGCTCTTGATACCTGTGTTTTAATCTTAGCAGTTGACTCACTGTTAACCTTCATTACCTCAACTATGCCTAATATTTCAGCATGTCCGGCTTTACCTTGCTCCATATAGGCTGTTATCTTAGCTTGTTGGTTAACCTCTGTCTGGTTAGCCTTGACGTATGAACGGTATAGAGTAGCTTGTTGTTTGTTTAAGTCATTGATAGTATTCATATTATTTCCTTTTATTTAGTTAAATGTTAATGAGAATCATTCTCGTTTAGGACCAGTGACTGCGTCCATGTGTATAAATATACCTAAACTAATTTGAGAGTCAACCCCTTGAGCAAAATAAATATCACGCATAACATGTTATGCCATAAAAACTACAATCACTCCCATTCTTATCTCACATTTTCCACCTGTACCACTCTGGCCATGACTGGCCATTTTCCACCTGTACCACCAATGGCTAATTCTGGCTCATAATGGCAAAGGGGGGCCACCTATTGAAAATTACGTATCCACCGGTGTAGCTCAATAGCATATGAAACAGGATTTGGACCTACAATGTAATTACAAATTTACTAATCCGAAGGTACAATTTGTGGCTATTTGTGGGAAAGTTCTTGCAATCACCAGCAAAGCGTGGTATAATAGGGGTATAGAACCTCCCTTTTTAACAGGACAAAGGTATGCCAAAGGAAACAAAGAAGAAATCAGGTAATCCCAATTTATACAAGGGCATGCCATCATTGAATCCAGCAGGCAGACCCGTAGGTTCAGTAAACAAATATACAGCTTTAAGCAGAGAAGTATTATCAGCAAGAGGTCCAGAGATTGTGGACAAGGTTATTGAGTTAGCCTTAAAAGGTGATAGACATTGTTTAAAGATGTGCATGGATAGAATTGTTCCAGCACATAAAGCTGTTGAAATAAAACATGAACACCAGGATTTAGGAATAAATATTATTGTTGAATCCGTAAAGGCTATAGAAAAGCAAGAAGCAGAGGAACAAGCTACCTTTGAAGGTGAAGTAATAGAAGCTATAGACGATTAATGGCTGATATTAAAGTTTCTCTCCACGATGCTCAGATGGAGATATTTAAATCTCCGGCTCGTTTTAAAGTTATTTCAGCAGGAAGAAGATTTGGTAAGTCAAGGTTAGCTGCTTGGGTTTTATTAATCAAAGCACTACAAAGCAAAAGCAAAGACGTGTTTTACGTTGGTCCCACATTCCAACAATCAAAAGATATTATGTGGGGTATGCTAAAGGAGTTAGGGCAGGATGTTATAAAAGCTGCTCACGAAAACACAGCAGTGTTAACTTTAGTCAACGACAGAAAGATATACCTTAAAGGTTCAGATAGACCAGATACTTTGAGGGGCGTAGGATTAGAGTACGTAGTGCTCGATGAATATGCCAGTATGAAGCCTGAAGTGTGGGAAATGATTTTAAGACCTACTCTTGCAGATGTAAAAGGTGGTGCTATGTTTATTGGTACTCCTGCAGGAAAGAATCATTTTTATAAACTATACATAGAAGCACTTAAAGACGATGACTGGCAAGCATTTCAATTTAATTCTACGGACAATCCATTATTGGACCCCAAAGAAATCGCTGCTGCAAAGAGCACAATGTCTACTCAAGCCTTTAGACAGGAATTTGAAGCCACCTTTGAGTCCTTCAGTGGAGGAATCTTTAAGGAAGAATGGATTAAGTACGTCGATGATGAGGCAGACTTTGCGGAAGGTACAATAGGTCACTATGTAGTATCAGTAGACCCAGCAGGATTTGAAGCAGCAAGTAAAGAAAGAGGTTTAAAGTCTAGTAAGTTAGACGAAACAGCAATATCAGTAGTTAAGATTGTTAATGATGAATGGTTAGTAAAGGATATATATCATGGTAGATGGGGTATTAAAGAAACTGCTTATAAAATATTACAGGCTGCAATTGAAAGTCAAGCAACTACTGTCGGAATTGAAGCCGGAGCGTTAAAGAACGCAATCATGCCTTATCTCGAAGATGAGATGAGAACAAACGGTAGGTGGGTTAACATAACAGATGTAACTCATGGCGGTAAAAGAAAGATAGATAGAATTACATGGTCGCTGCAAGGACGACTAGAGCATGGTAAGATAAAATTTAGAAAGGCAGATTGGAATGACCACTTTATTTCCCAAATGATGGACTTCCCTTCCCCTCTTAGCCATGATGATTTACTGGATAGTCTTGCATATATAGACCAAGTTAGTGTAGCAGACTACGCAGGCAGCATAGAGTTAGATGAATGGGAACCAATGGACGCAATAGCAGGATATTAATTTATGGATGAGAAAGATTACCTAGATAGTCCACACAGTCAGTTAAGAGAATGGGTGTTAGATAGAGTAGACCAGTGGGAGGACCACAGGAATACTAACTATATGTCTAAGTGGGACGAATATTACAGGTTATGGCGTGGTATTTGGGCAAACGATGACAGAACAAGGCAGTCAGAGAAGAGTAAACTAATTTCTCCAGCCACATCACAGGCTATTGAAGCCACAGTAGCAGAATTAGAGGAAGCAATCTTTGGAGGTAACCGTTGGTTTGACCTAGAAGATGACGTTCTTGATGAAAACAAACAAGACGCAGAGTACATACGTAACTTACTCCATGAAGATTTAACAAAGGATGGAGTTAAGGACGCTATTGCAGAGTGTTTACTTAACGGTGCCATATTTGGTACAGGTATTGGTAAGGTATTAGTACAGGATAAAATGGAAATGATAGCTAATGAAGTGCCTGTTCCGGGAACAATGACTACTAGAACAGAAACAAAAGAGTTACCATATACATGTGTTAAATTAGAATCAGTATCACCAAAAGAATTTGTTATCGACCCTACAGCTGCTACAATAGATGAAGCATTAGGTATTGCCCACATAGTAATTAAACCTAAATATATGATTACTAAGGGAATGAAAGATGGTATATACAATGACATGCCATTAGGTAGTTATGACAAAGCAGACTTTGGCTTTGATGAAGAGTTTAGTGACTCTGATGAAGATGACAAAGTAAAGATTGTAGAATATTGGGGATTAGTTCCTAAAAGATTTCTTAGTGGTAACTCAAGTAGTGTAGACCAGTTTGATTATAATGATGATGAGTTAGTCGAAGCTGTTGTTACAATTGCTAATGATGATTGCGTACTAAGAGCAGCAGAAAACCCATACATGTTAAATGATAGACCGTTTGTTGCCTATCAAAATGACCGTGTTCCCTCGAAGTTCTGGGGTAGGGGTGTGGCTGAAAAAGGATATAATCCACAGAAAGCTTTAGATGCTGAACTGAGAGCTCGTATTGACGCCTTAGCACTCACGACACACCCAATGATGGGTTTAGATGCCACTCGTCTACCACGTGGAACGAAATTCGATGTCCGTCCCGGTAAGACTATCCTCACTAATGGTGACCCTAAATCCGTTCTAATGCCACTGAACTTTGGTAGTCTATCCCAGTCGACCTTTACCGAAGCAGCAGAGCTAGAACGTATGGTTCAGATGGGTACTGGTGCTATGGACACAGCTAACAGTAACTTTTCCAATCCTCGGAATGGAACTGCTAGTGGTATGTCAATGCTCCAAGCAGCATCTATCAAACGTCAGAAGAGAACACTAATGAATTTCCAAGATTCATTCTTGATTCCTATGATTAATAAAACTTTATACAGACGTATACAGTTTGATAATGAAAGATATCCAGCAGTAGACTTTAAATTTAAACCTTACAGTAGTCTAGGTATTATGGCTAAGGAATTAGAAACAACACAGATGGTACAGTTGTTATCTATGACTCCACAAGGTTCTCCTGCGTTCTATGTTATCTTAATGAGTATATTTGAGAACTCATCACTAGCAAATAGAACACAATTAGTGCAAGCAATCAACCAAATGATGCAACCTAATCCAGAACAAGAACAAATTAAACAAATAGAAATGCAAGAATCTATGCTAGAGTTAGAAAAACTTAAAGCAGAAATTAATAAAGTTTATGCGGAAGCACAAAAGTTACAAGTAGATGCAGGTGATAAAGCTTCTAGTGAAACTCTTGCTAAAAAACAATTAGAACTAGCTGAAAAGATGGTTAAGATAAAAGGTATACAATCAGAAACTGCACGTAATGTACCTGAAGTAGACCATTTAAATTCAGAAACTATACTGAACTTAGCTAAGGCTATGAACGGATGACAGATAGAGAAGTATTAGAACAACGATTAGACCTATTTCAACACAATGGCTGGGGTGAACTTGTAAAAGAGTACACTGAACTAGCAGAATCTATTGAAAAAATCTATGACATTGAAGATGAAAAGACTCTACATATGCGTAGAGGTCAGGTATCTTTCCTAAATATGTTTATTAATTTAGAGGAAGCTACCAAACTAGCGTTAGAACAACTGGATTAGTACCAGCTCTAACATTTTTATAACCCCCATAATCTTAAAAGACGGAGGTAAGAAGCATGAGTAGTAAAATTGTAGACCCTGAGGTCCAAGAAGAACCAGTAGAAGAGCAAGTAAACGAAACTTTAGAAGCATTAGCTGTAGAGGATGAAGTTGAACAGGAAGAAATTCAAGAGCCAGAAGCTCAAGAACTTCCTAAGAAATTTCAAGGTAAGTCCTCAACGGAAATAGCTGAAGCCTATGAGAACCTAGAGAAAGAACTAGGTAGGAAAGGGCAAGAGATTGGTGAACTTAGAAAACTAACTGATTCTTATTTGCAATCCCAGATAAGTACACAAAGCCAACAGACTACCACTACTGAAGAAGTAGATTTTTATGACAATCCTGAACAAGCTGTCAGGCAAATTATAGATAATCATCCACGATTCAGGGAGTTTTCGGAACAGAACAAACAGCAACAAGCTGCTTTAACTGCCCAACAACTCGAAAAGGCACATCCAGATTTCCAAGAAGTCATTGGTGACGGAGGATTTCAGGAGTGGATAAATGGAAGCAAGGTAAGACAACGCTTGTATAAAGAAGCAGACTCTTATGATTTTGATGCAGCCAATGAACTGCTTACGAATTGGAAAGAAAGACAAATGATTTCCAAAACGAAAGAAGTTAATGAAAGCAAAAAGACCAAAAGAGATACTGCAATGAAAACAGGTGAAGGAGTATCAAGAGCTTCAGGTGAGTCAACAGCTGGTAAAAAGATTTACAGGCGTGCTGATTTAATACGTTTAAAACAGACTGACCCAAAGCGTTATCAGAGTTTAGAAGATGAAATCTACGAGGCTTACGCAGAGGGGAGGGTAAAATAATAAGATATATAGGAGATATATAAAATGGCAACAGGTGTAATTGGTACTAATAACCAAACAGTCACTACAGCTGCAACTTTTATTCCAGAGTTGTGGAGTGACGAAGTCATTGCCAGTTATCAAAAGAACTTAGTATTAGCTAATTTGGTAACTCGCATAAACCACAAAGGTAAGAAGGGTGATACAATCAATATCCCAACACCGGTACGTGGTTCAGCAACTTCAAAGGGAGAGAACTCGCTAGTAAAGATTCAAGGCGATACTCATGGCAACACAGCGTTAAGCATCGACAAGCACTATGAATACTCAGTGCTAATTGAAGATATGGCAGAGGTTCAAGCATTGAGCTCTCTACGTAGGTTCTACACGGAAGATGCTGGCTACGCTTTAAGTACACAGGTCGACCTAGACTTGTTTAACAAAGCAGCAGCACTTAACGGTGGTAACGGAACAGCAGGTAACTCAGGTTGGAATAAGGCACAAGTCTTTGACAGTGCTGGCGTACTTTCTGACTGGGACCGTTCAGGTACTGGTAATGCTGTTTCACTAACAACTGGTGGTGACGCTGCAATTCGTTCAATGGTAGAAAAGCTAGATTTAGCTGACGTACCACAGGACGGACGTGCAATTGTTCTAACTCCACGTCAGTACACTGACATGTTAGGCATTCAGCGTTATACTGAGCAAGCATTCATTGGTGATGGTAATGCAATCAAGACTGGTAAGGTTGGACAAATCTACGGTATTGATGTATATGTTACTAACGCTATGGGTACTACTCAGTGTGTTACTGGTTCAGTCGTACATGACATTGGTCTAGTTCTACATAAAGACGCAATGGCTCTAGTTGAGCAACTAGGAGTACGTTCACAGTCGTCTTACATGCAAGAGTACCTAGGTGACTTGTATACTGCTGACACTATCTATGGTGTTGGTGAGATGCGTGACGCTTCAGGTTTCGCTTTTGTAACTGACAGATAATAGTTAGTTAAACCGTAACCCCTTCTACATGAGGGGGTTATATTTAGCTAATTAGGAGAACTATGAATATAGCTGATTTATTTGACGATAGTGCTTTAGACTTAGAACTAGATAAGATAAAGCAAAAGATTGCAAAACTTTATAACGAAATTCTTGAGCAAGTTTTTAAAGTTGAGAATCCTACAGGAAGCGAAGAAGAACTTGCTTCTTTTTTAGAGGAAAACGGTCTACAGTTTAATAATGAACAAGGTTCTTTTGAGGAAGAAACAAGCGAAATACATGACATACTAGACCAGATGTTAAGCGGAGAAGATAACTTAGATTCAGTAAAGGACAGAAGTTATTCTAAACCTACAGTAGAGTCAGGAGCAGAATTAAAAGCACATAAAGAAACAAAAGATTTACCTGAGATGTCATCTTTACCTGAGCCAAAAGGATTAATGGCTACACCTAAAGATAGTCATACAAAAGCTAAAACAACATTTAAAGAACCGGAAGCATATTCAGGAAGGCTTCCTACTAGGAAAAAAGTTGTACCAGTGGATATATCTTATGCTCCATTAGTGGAACAATTTACAGATAAGTTAGCAGATATAGAACAGCGTAGAAACATTGGGCGTGAAAAACTATTAGATAGGTTAGAGTAATGGCGTATAAGTTAACTAGAAAACAAAAGAAGTTTATACCTGTTTATTTGTTTAGAAGAAGAGGCGGGGAAGCAGGTCCTCCTTATACACCTGAAGAAGAAATAGAAACAGAATCAACTGGATTATATTTTATAACTGAAGCGTCTAGTGATGCTAGTCCTGACTATATTATTACGGAGTAAACATGGCAACAACTAAAGTATCAGCCTTAGCAAGTAAAGGTACCCTCACAGGTAGTGAGGAAATATTAATTAATGATAGTGGTACTTCTAAGAAATCCACAGTCACGGCAGTAAGAACAGGAGTAACAGACGCTACTAAACTACCACTAGCCGGTGGTACTATGACTGGTAACATAGTTATGAGTGGCTCTGAAACAGTAGATGGTAGAGATGTATCAGCAGATGGTACACAGTTAGATACTAACACATCTGCTATTGCAACAAAAGCACCAATAGCCAGTCCTACATTTACAGGTACAGTTGCAATTCCAAACATAGGTAATTTAGAGGCTGCTGTTGCAGCTAATACAGCTAAGACAGGAATTACAACAAGTCAAGCAAATGCAATTACAGCTAACACAGCTAAGGTAGGAATTACTACTAGCCAAGCAAATGAAATAACTGCTAATACAGCTAAGGTTACCAACGCTACTCACACAGGTGATGTAACAGGTTCAACTGCACTTACTATTGCAGCAGGAGCAGTTGATATTGCTATGATGTCAGCAACAGGTACTGCTTCAGGAACAACATATCTACGAGGTGACAATTCTTGGGCAACAGTAGCTTCAGGAAATACAACAACTTATGGTTTATACGAACACGCTCACACCATAGCAGCTAACTATAGCATCACAAGTGGCAACAATGCTTTAACTGCTGGTCCGATTACAATTAACACAGGGGTATCAGTCACAGTACCTACTGGTTCAACTTGGGTGATAGCATAATGGCAAAAGTTGTTGGAGCATACATACACTGTAAGCCCGATGGAACTACATTCTATGTTGGTAAAGGAACTCGTAAACGTATGTTAGACCTACACACACGCAACTCACATCACAGACACACCACAGCCAAGTATGGTAATGAGAATATTTTAAGGGGTTTTATTGAGTGTTCTTCTGATGAGATAGCCTTAGAGTTAGAGGTTGGTTTAATTAAATGTTTCAGACGAATGGGTGTAAAGTTAGCTAACTATACTGATGGTGGTGATGTTGGTGCTAAAGGTTACAAGTGGACTAAAGAACAAAAAGCTAAACAAAGCAAGGCACACACTGGAAAAGTATTAAAAGACTCTCATAAAAAAGCGATAAGTGCTTCTTTAATAGGCAAGTCAAAACCAACTAGAACTGCTGAACATACTAAGAATTTAGGAGATAAGATGAAGAACAGAAGGTGGTATAACAACGGAACTAATGTGGCATTCTGTCACGAAGGAAACCAACCTAATGGTTATGACCTAGGTCGTGTTAGTACAAAACTTACAGCAGTAAGAGGAGGCTCTCTTGGCAAAAATTAAGCTACAAGGACACGCTTCAGGAACAGGAGTTCTGACAGTCACAGCTCCGAATACGAGTACGGATAGAACGATAACGCTACCTGATGCTACAGGTACTCTACTGAATAGTGATGGTAGTGGTGCTAGTCTTACTGCTTTAAATGCAACTAACTTAGGTTCTGGTATAGTTCCTACAGCAAGACTTGGAACTGGTTCAGCAAGTTCTTCAACTTTCTTAAGAGGTGATGGAGCTTGGCAAACCGCAGGAGCATCAACTCTTGCTGCTTTAACAGATGTAACAGTATCAGCTTCAAACCCAGCAACTGATACTAACCCTTCATCTGGAGTAGGACATCTTTGGGTTCAATCTACTTCTGGTGAGTCTTATATTTGTACAACAGCAACTACTGATGAAAATGTATGGACAAATATAGGTTCTGGTAGTGGTGATATAGCTCCTATTTTTAATCCTACAGGTGGAACAATAACAACAAATGGTGGATACACTATTCACACCTTTACTTCCAGTGGAACATTTACACCAAATATAAGTGGTACTGTTGAATATTTAGTTGTGGCTGGAGGTGGAGCTGGAGCTCAAGGTGGCGGAGGCGGTGCAGGTGGAGGCGGTGCTGGAGGCTATCGAACAGCTACTGGATTTGCTGTAGCTGCAACAGGACTAACGGTAACTGTTGGTGCAGGTGGTGCTGCTGCTTCTTCTCAACTTGGAGCAAGTGGTGCTGACTCTGTATTCTCATCAATTACCTCAATAGGTGGCGGAGGCGGTGCTAGTAACGCTGTTGCCGCAGCTGGAGGCTCTGGTGGCGGAGGTGGAGAATGTAGTTACACCGCAGGTGGTGCTGGTACAGCAGGACAAGGAAATGCAGGTGGTGCTGGGTGGACTTGTAATTATGGTGGCGGAGGTGGAGGAGCTGGTGCGGTTGGTACTACCTCTATTTCTGGTACTGTCGGACCGGGCGGTGTTGGCTTGGCAAGCTCAATAAATGGTTCATCTGTTTTTAGAGCAGGTGGCGGTGGAGCATCAGGAAACTCCGCAGCTGGTAGTTCAGGAGGTAATGGCGGTGGTGGTAATGGTGGACCGGGTTCAGGTGGCTCAGGTACAATAACATCAGGTGCAGTTAACACAGGCGGTGGTGGCGGTGGTACTTATCAAACAGGAGCAGGTACTGCTTCAGGTGGTTCAGGTATTGTAATAATCCGTTACTTAACACCATAAGGAGAATATATGGCACACTATGCAAAAATAACAAACAATGTGGTTACTAATGTAATTGTAGCTGAAGCTGATTTCTTTGATACATTCGTAGATGATAGTCCGGGTGAATGGTTACAGACCTCATATAATACACACGGAGGAGTTCACTCAGATGGTGGAACACCTCTTAGAAAGAATTTTGCTGGAATAGGTTTTACTTATGATGCAACTAGAGATGCTTTTTATCAACCACAACCCTTTAATAGTTGGACATTGAATGAAAGTACTTGTCAGTGGGAAGCTCCAGTAACTTACCCTGATGATGGAAAAGTTTATGACTGGGATGAAGAAACAACTAATTGGATAATACCTCCGGAGAGAGAATAATGGCAATAGTAATTAACGGAAGTGGAACAGTAACAGGACTAGCAGTCGGTGGACTTCCTGATGGTACAGTCGATGCTGGAACACTAGCAACAGATTCAGTAACCGCAGCAAAGCTAGAAGCAAGTGCTATTACAGGTGCTGACTTACCAGCTGGAACTGTATTACAAACAATTGTTTCTGCATCACAAACATCGGCTATCACAACAACCTCTACATCTTTTACTAGTGGTTCAAATAATTGTTCTTTAACTATTACACCAACTTCAACTTCTAGCAAAATACTTTTATCTTGTAGTTTTAGTGGTGGAATGAATGTTGCAGATAAAAGAGGATACTGGACTTGGTTTAGAGATTCTACTAATCTTGGTGACCCTAATAATGGATTAAAAACACACGAAATTCAAGGCACTGGAAATTATTCTATAGAAAACCCAACAACTGTAAATTGGGTAGATTCACCTAATACAACCTCATCTATTACTTATACCCTTCAGTTTAAAGTAGAAACAGGAACTTTGTATTTTTCTCAGAGAGGATATGCACAATCATATGCTATGGAGATAGCGGGATGATTAATTTAAATTTAACAGGAGTAAGAGATGGCAAATGAGATAACAACAGTAGACGCATTACAATCATTAAAGCCAAACGCAGAGTGGACACTTACTGGAGATGTGCTAACTTGGATGGATGATGTACAAACAGAACCTACAGCACTAGAACTATCTAATGAAGTAACTAGACTCCAAGCAGTCTATGACTCTCAGCTATACGCTAGAATTCGCAAAGCTAAATACGACCTACTCAATCAAGACGAAATGCGGTATGACGATGTAAAGAATTCAACAACAACTTGGGTAGATGCTATTGATGCAATCAAAGCAGCCCATCCGAAACCATAGGAGTAACAGATGTCAACGATAAAATCATCAGCAGAAAACCTAACGCTTAATGCCGATGGTGCTAACAATGATATTAAGTTTCAGAGCAATGGCTCAGAGGTAGCGAGTATAGACCAAGCTGGTTTATTGACAACTGCTGCTGTTAATGTTACTGGAACAGTAGACAATACTATTTCTGGTACTTTAGTTGTAAAGGGTGGACTTAGTGCAAATCAAACTAGTGCTTTAGCTTTATTTCAACAGAATAGCACTCATAGTACGATTAAAGCGTTTGGTGCTGATGGTTCAACAACAGGGATTCTTAACACTTATGTTGCTGCAAGTGATGGCTCACCAGATACATTAGTTACTTCAGTAACGGCAGACGGCTTAACATTCTTTGGTGACACAGCAGCAGCCAATGCCCTAAGTGACTATGAGGAAGGTACTTGGACTCCAGCATATACAAGCGGTTCTTCTGGTTACTCTAGTCAACAAGGTAAATACACTAAAATTGGTGAACAAGTTACGGCTTGGTTCAAACTTGATATGAATAATAATCAAGTAGGTGGAAGCGTTTTGCAAATAGGAGGTTTGCCTTTTACTAGTAGTTCTCATCCTTCTTATGGGGCATCAAGCGGACTACACTGCAATGCTTGGTCAACAAGTGCCAAAAAACCTGATAATGGACTTGTAGCTCCAAACGGTACAAACATTGATTTATACCACTCACAAGGTACTACAGGAACAACCCAACCACTTGGTACTGATATTGGTACTGGTAGTTTAATAGGCTGTGTTGTTTACAGAACAAGCTCATAATTAACCTAAGTGGATTCTTAGGTCGGACATTTATAACAACAGGAGAGTGCAATGGCATTATCAAAAACAACAATAGTAGACAAGATAGAAGTAATGGAAAAAGGACAGGTTCAAGTAAGAACAGCAACAAGAGTTATGGAAGATGGCGTAGAACTTAGCTCATCATTTCACAGACACGTTGTAGAGCCTAGCACTAAAGCTAGTGGCTCTTGGGCAGACACAGACATAAGTGGTGAAGATGCTAGAGTACAGGCAATAGCAACAGCAACTTGGACTAGTGCAGTCAAGACTGCTTATCAAGAGATGGTAGACGCACAAGCTATCTAATGTCTGACAGACTGCGTAACAATGTAATAGCTGGGTTTATAGTTGTAGCTTTTTGGATAGTGTTTGTATTGCCAGTAATGGCTGCTGACCCTATTGTTACAAACAGTACAAGTAATAGCACAGTAACTACAAGTACAGATGCTAAGAGTACAATAAGGACAAACCCACCTAGTGCAATTAGTCCTAGCATTAACGCAAGTAATAGTGACTTATGTATGGTAGGAGTTAGTGGAGCAGTGCAGACACAGATACTAGGTATCAGTACAGGACAGGCTTACTCAGATGAGAACTGTATGAGATTAAAGAATGCTAAAGTATTATATGATATGGGTATGAAGGTAGCAGCAGTTGCTTTAATGTGCCAAACGAGGTCGGTGTTTGACGCAATGCGTTTTGCCGGGACTCCCTGCCCGATTTATTCACCCACTACAGGTGAGGGTCTAATAGGACAAGAAGCTACAGCAGAATGGAGATTGAATCCTAAAAAGATTCCTAAGAAACAACAGACAGCAAATATGGATAGAGGAGTATTTCTTGAGAAATTGGTTAGCGGTATTATTGGCGTTATCTTGCTCGCTATCCTCGTGGTCTGACCCAGAGATAATTGAGCATCAGATTGCAGATGATGGCTGGGTGGAAGTACCTCTTGACTTTACTTTTCCTTTTTATGGAAATAGTTATGTCACTAGTTTTATGTTTAGTAATGGTGTTGTGGGGTTTCTTGACCCTCTTGATGTACCCGGTACTGGCATTGTATATGATGGGTTGTGTTGTGATGGACAGGACTTAAGTTCATTCACAGGTGTAAGATTCAATTACACCATAATGCCTTGGAATACAGATTTAATAGATACAGGTGTTGGTAGATTTTATACACAAGGTGACGAAACATTCCAGAAATATATGTGGGAAGATTTGTCAGAATACTACCTACCTAATTCAAGAAATACATTTGACCTAACAATATACCCAATGGGTAACATAGATGTAAACTATGAAGAGGTGCAAATAACTAACCACGCAGTAACAGTAGCAGTGGTAGGAGATTTAAGTCAAGGTGAGTACGAACAATGGTTCTATAATCATCCGACAAGTGGAGCAGTATTCTGGAACAGTCAACAAGATGACCCAGTAGAGATAGCAAACGGAGAGAGTGTATGCAGTGTAATACCAGACAGTCATGTCAGTTGTTTATACTATCCACAAGTCTATGCTGATAATGTGTATAATCAACAATGTGCATTGGACCCTTTGTATGATTACGGATGTGATGGCTGGGACGATGCTTACATAGAAGAATATGTTGAGGATGATGTACAAGAAGTTTGGGAAGTTGATGAGGAAGATGTTGAATCGGTATACGTCTTGGAAGAGCCAGAGGTTTTCCAAATAATAGAGATAGAAGCATTAGATGATTACACTTTAATCTCTACTACATTAGAAGAAGCAATACCAGAGATGGAAGTATTGTTTGAAGAGATGGCACAAGAGGAACTGATAGAAGAATTAGAGGCAGAGTTAGAAGAGTTTTTAGAACCTGAACCAACTGAAGAGGAGCTTGATGAGCCAGAGCCAGAGCCAGAGAATGAATCGGTTGAGGATGATGAGCCAACAGAAGATGAGCCAGTTGAGGAACAGGAAGAAAGTATTGAAGAGCCTGAGCCAGAACAAGAAGTTGTAGAGCAACCAGTGTTAAAAAAGGTAGCTAAGAAAGCAAGTAAGAAAGATAAGATGCGTGAGATTATAGGTAACAAACTAAAGAATCTTGCAACTGAAATGGGAGAAGCTGCATCA